TGGGTTGCGTGTTCTGGAGGCGTGGGGATTTACATACGTCCACCACTGGATCTGGGACAAGGAAGTTGCCGGCACCGGCTATTGGGGTCGGGACCGGCATGAGTTGTTGCTAGTCGGCAAGCGTGGGGATTTCCCCGCTCCTTTGATGGGAACCCAGCCTGAAACCGTGCACCGCGAGCGCAAGGGCAAGCATTCGGCAAAACCGGCATGGTTTGCGGAGCAGATTGAGCGGCTCTATCGGGATCTTCCGAAGCTAGAACTTTTCTGCCGCTCGCCTCGTCCCGGTTGGGATGCCTGGGGTTATGAAGCTGCGGGGAGGGCGGAACAGTGACTGACGCCGCCATGCCTCCCCGCAAGCGAAACATTTATCTCTCGGGGCCGATGACGGGCCTGCCAGACTATAACTATCCGGCTTTTCACCGCGTCACAGCGCAGCTGCGAGAGTCGGGGCACCGTGTCTACAATCCAGCAGAGTTTCCACACGACGGCCCACCGGAAGAATTTCCGATCAGGCGGGCGTTTGCATCCTATTGCAATTTCATCTGTCTGGAAGCTGACACCATCGTCTTGCTGCCGGGCTGGGAGCGTTCCAAAGGGGCTCTCGCGGAACGTCAGCTGGCGCTCAATTGCGGCCTAGAGATCATCGATTGGAGGGGCGAGATATGAGCCCCGAAGCGATGGAGCTGCATCGGATCCGGAATAAGCTGGCCGGGCTGTCGGGGCAAAAATGGTACCGTTCTGCTGATGATCGCGGCCAGTTTGTCGAGGCGAGAACTAACGTGGGCGAACTCAATGAGATCGCCCGGTTTCATCCCGGCGCGTTGCCAGAAGAAATCGACTTTGTTGTCGGCGCGCCGGAAATGGTTGCTTTTTTGCTGCGGCTTGTTGACCGGGCAATAGCAAAGGCCCGCAGGGATGCACCGCGTCAGCAAAGCCAAAACAGGCGTGATGACTTCGCGAGAGACGCCGGGATCAAGTGCAATGATGCGGCGTTCAAGGTGTTTCTTGAAGAAAAGCACGGGCTTGAGCGGCCACTTACCGCCGAAAGGGCAGCGCAGAAACTGCGCACCATCCTCGGCATCACATCCAGAAGCGAACTGAACAAGGATGAAGCGGCGGCGGACCGGTGGCGATCGCTGCGCGCATCCTTCGAGGCATGGAGAAGGACAGGGCAATGAGGGAAGAGCCGACAATCCGCCGTGGCGTGCGCAATGCGCGCTATGCGGCGATCCCAAATCACGTGTTCGAAGAAACGCGCCTCTCCATGGAGGCGCGTTGGCTTCTTGGTTATCTGCTGTCGAAGCCGGACAACTGGACGGTGGTGCTGCGCGACATCAGTAACAAGGGCAATTGCGGGCGCGACAAGGCTCGCCGCATGATTGCCGAGCTGGTCGAGCTTGGCTATGCCCAAAAAGAGCAGGCGCGTGATGGCGGACGCTTTAGCGCGCTGTCACTTGTCATCTATGATGAGCCGTTTCCAGCTGAAGCCGTTGAAAGTGTTGCATCTTTACCGCAGACTGAAAATCCGTCGACGGTAAATCCGTCGACGGAAAAACCGGCGACGGCAAATCCCCCCCTAGTAATAACTGATAATCTAGAAAAAACTGATTACAGTTCTGAGAGAGCGCGCGAAAACGATGAAGATGGAAGGGAAAACCGGAAATCGGTCGAGCGAGCGTTCAAGCGAGCTTTCCATCAGTGGCCTACAGCCATCAGCGACAGCGAACCTGATGCGTTCCGTGCATGGTCTGACCTAACGCCAGATGAACGGCAGTCGGCCTTCGAAGACGCGCAGCGCTATATCGAGGCGGCGAAGGCTACCGGACGCAAGCACGTTTGCTCTCATGCGGTCTATCTTCGGGAAAAGCGTTGGGAAAAGCTGCCGACGAAGGCTGAGGCTTCCGACAATGCTCCGGCGCAAGCCGCGCCTTTCGGCAAGTTGTGGGGAGCGCGAGTCTATTCACTTTTGCTGGATGGCCCAACCCATCAACCAGGCCTGACGCCGATTGAGCTTGGTATGATCGATTCTGGGCGCTTCACCGCTGATCATATTCTCCGCGACAAGCGGACCAAGATGGGCTTCCCGACGGTCAACGAGATCCTTGAACGTGCCGAAGGCAGACGCGGTGTGCTGGTCCCGCCTGCATTGGCAGCGGTGAAGGATAGGCTTGTTCTCGTGAAGGTCGGTGGCGATGTGTGGCTCGCTTGGGAACAATATCACCGTGACGTGGGCTGGCCGTGGTTCCGGAATGTTGAACGATTGGAGTGGGCGTATCTGCCAGAAGGCGGGCCAGAAGGACTGGACGAATTCAAGGCTGCTTTGAGGGGATTGGGTGACCATGATGGCAATTGACCACAAGCAGATTGATGCGGCGCTATCAGTGCAGCCGACTGCTGAACAGTGCAGGGCAATCGACAGGGTGCTTTCAGAGCGCCGACGTATCGCAAAGAAGAGGGCAGCTGCAGCGGTGCGAGTTGGCAGCGATTCGCCTTGGGTGATTATTCGAGTGTCTGGAAGCGAAGTTTCTATTCGTGATGAGATGCATGAGGCGGGTATAGAGGTGCTTGTCCCCATGAAAAAGGGAAAGGAAATTCGTCGCCGTGGTTTCGTTATTCCACCTAAAAGCAAGCCTGTTTTGATTGGCTATATCTTGGTCAGGTGCGACCTGTCATATGAGGCAATCGAAGGGATATTGAGCTTTGATCGCGTTGTCGAACTGCTTGGAACATACGACAGGCCATTCCTGATGGACGCCGATAAAGTCATTGATTTCAACAGGAAGGCGGAGGAAGGTGAATTTGATGATGAGCGTCCGGTATCGTTATTCAGTCATCTTCGGAAGGTGCAGATTGTTGATGGTCCTTTCGCGGGTTACACGGCTGAAGTGGTGACGCCAGTGGGTGCAGGAAGCGGTACCGCGGTCGTAGAGATAATGATCTTCGGAAGGCCGACGCCAATGAACGTCTCTCTTGCATTTCTCAAGCCGTTGTGAGTTTACTTGTCACGGATTATCCGATGATCCTGCAGTGAGCCTCTGAAAACGCCTAGTAAGCGGGAACGAAAGTTCCGGGGTCGGTACACCGGTCGGACCCAGCCTTGACAGTCTCAATCCAGAGACACCGATTCAGGGTCAGTGCGTAAGCCATGTCCAGATTTCACTAACCTTCTTGAGCGCCGCAAGGCGCTCTTTGCGTATGGGTATGAAGCGAGCAAAGCTGTTTCGACCTGCAGGTGCACCAACTCGCCAAGAGCAAAAGCGACAGGCAGATCGATGGCGTGGCAGCGCAAGCGAGCGCGGCTATAACCATCGTTGGGCCAAGGCGAGGCAGACCCACCTTGCGCGGTCACCGATCTGTATCGGCTGTGAGGCAGTTGGTCGGATCGAACCGGCAACAATCGTTGACCACGTGGACCCGCACCACGGCGACCCGGAAAAGTTCTGGGATTCCAGCATGTGGCAATCGTGCTGCAAGCGGCATCACGACAGCATCAAGCAGGCGTTGGAGCGGATGTATCAGGCAGGTCGCCTGCCTCTCTCCGAACTCTGGCTGACCAGTGAAACCGCGAAGCGATTGACGCGAGGCTGGGCGACTGATGACGGGACCGGAGGGGGAGGGTGAAAAACTTTCGGCGTTCGATTCCCGACCGGCGGCCTCACACCCAAAAAATCGGCGCGATATTTTCGGGCGATATCTTTTTTTTTGAGCACTTTTGATGGGTGCCAGACAGGCGGTATTGCATATGGGACGGCGTAAGGACGATCCAGAATTGCAGAAGGCGAAAGGGTATCCCGGTCGACGCAAACGCAAAGTCGAACAGGAACTGGAAGCCATCGCGATAGCAGCGGAAAAATCCGGCTCGGAGACCGATCCGTTTCCGGTGCCAGCAGAGTTTACGAAAGCGCCCGCATATTGGGCGTATGCCATTCGACTTTGGAAAGAACTCTCCGACATCATGGTTAAGCAAGGGCGCAGGCGTCCAGCTTATCGTGGTGCGCTCGCTCGCTACTGTTGGTGGATGCAGCAATTCTTTAGTTGCGCTGAACAGCTACGGCGAGACCTTCCCAAAGGCGGCGTGACGATCATGGTCAAAAAGGGCGACGGAGAATATGTCCCCCGGACCCACCCCAATATTGATTTCATGGCGAAGGCCGAAACGGCGCTTCGTCTTCTGGATGCTGAGTTCGGTTTTACGCCGATGCGTGATCAGGATCTTATCAGGACAGAATCCTTCAACGCTGGACAGGGTCGTTTGCCTCTCGGCGGAACACATCCGCAATCGGGAGGTCACCGGTCATCACCGGATGACGAACCGGACGCCGATCCGATGGGATTGATGAATGGGGCAGACAGCCCACCACCCGGAACAATGCCAAACTGACGGATGGGCTGCATACGCGTTGCCGGTCTGGCTCGCGGAAGTGGCTGAAGATCCTGCTTATGCCTGGGCGATTTCTGGCTGGAAGCGGGCGGCGGGAGTTCCGGGCGCGTGGTTCGATCACGGCAAGGCTGACAAGATCGTTGCGGCATGGCCGACGATCTTCCGTCTCACCAATGACCGCTTCAAGGGCATTCCATTCCGCCTTGTCAAATGGCAGGAAATCACGGTTCGCCTGATCGTTGGCTGGAAAAAGCCGATTGAGGTCATCGACCCTGCCACGCATAAGCCGAGCATCGAGCACATCCGGATTTTCAAGCGGCTTGATCTGTGGATCCCGCGCAAGAACGGAAAATCGGAATTTCTAGCCGCCCTTGGTGTTCTGTTTTTCGTTCTGGAGAAGGTCAACGGCGCGGAAGCATACGTTTTCGGGCGCAATGAAGATCAGGGTCGCGTCCCATTCAGCAAGATGCAGGACATCATCCGCGAGGCCAATGGCCTTCTGGAAGATGCACAGGGCAATGAACGCATCTCGCTGCATGACAAATCGATATTTCTTCGTGAGACCACGTCGCTTTGTCAGCTTCTGACAGGGTCGCCTGACGGAAAACATGGTCGATCCCCGACCGTCATCGTCGGTGATGAGATCCACGAATGGAAAACTCGTGAACTGGCCGACACCTTGCGGCAGGGAACGGGTGCAAGACTGCAGCCAATTGAGCTATACGCCTCGACGGCGGGCCGCAAACAGAACCGCACTGGTTTCGAATGGTTCGAAGAATCCATGGAAATCATGCGGGGAACGAAGGATGACCCGACAACCCTCGTTGTATTCTTCGGTATCGAGGAAGATGACGACTGGACGGACGAAGAAAACTGGCGGAAGGCAAACCCCAGTCTGGGTCTCACGCCGACGCTCGATTATCTCCGCACCGAATTCCGCAAGGCGAAGGGCAGGCCCGCGCAGGAAGCGGTTTTCCAGTGCTACCACCTCAATCGCTGGGTCGACCAGCTGTCCGGCTGGATACCGCGTGCGAAATGGGCGGCATGCACCAAAGACGCGACATTATGGCCGAAGCTGTGGGAGAAGCATAAAGGGCGAAAGGGTTATCTCGCCTGTGACGTCTCTTCGACGCGCGATCTGACCGCTCTTGTGGTGGTTTTTCCACCGGATGATGAGCATGACAAGTGGGTGATTATCCCGATTTTCTGGGTGCCTGAAGCAACGCTTGATGAGCGTGCCGAACAGGACAAGCGGGTTAATTGGCAAAAGTGGGTGCAGGAAGGCGCGTTGCGCACCACACCGGGCGATTCTGTCGATCAGACGTTTGTCCAGAAAGCCATCACGGAAGCTTTTGCCCAGTTCGACATTCAGGCGTTCGGCTTCGACCCGTGGAATGCGCGCAAGCTTGCTGGCGATCTGCAGAATGATGGCATGGACGCCGAGCTGCAGATTGAAATGCGGCAAGGGCACCAAACCTTGTCAGGTCCGACAAAGGAACTGGAACGCCTGATCTTCGCGCTCAAGATCGAACACGGCGGACACCCTGTTCTCGCATGGATGTTCGGACACTCAACCGTCCGCTTCGACGCGAACCTCAATTACGTGCCTGACAAAAAGAACTCTCTCGACAAGATCGACGGCGTGGTTGCCACCGTTATGGGGCTTGGTCTCGCCATGGATGTTGATGAGATCGCCACTTCACCATGGGACGATCCCGCTTTCAGTTTGGGGAAAAAATGAAGTTCTTTGGCTTCGGAAGGACCGCGGAAAAGCGATCCTCCATTGAAAACCCGACCGTTCCAGTGAGTCAGACGACAGAATTCATGTCGTTCTTTGGTATGGATTCCGTCAATCTTCCGCGTGTCACAGTTGATAGCGCTCTGACGGTACCAGCTGT